TCATTCTTTGATAAAGCTTTTTGTCTAAGTGTTTTGTCTCAAAGTTAATTTCCATGGCTATTCAACAATCTTGGGCTTTATAAATGTTTGCTGATGTTTATCGTGATGCTTTAGTATAACGTAAATTTTCTCAATAACCCCCTCGAACTTCCACGAGCAATGAGGACATCGATAGATAATCATTCCTCTTTTTCCTCGTGAAGTCTGTCTTCACATAGGAATGTCAACTTCCAAAAAGTCCGTTTAGCCTGACGGCTTATGTTTGAAGGAATATCCTTACCAAATGCTAGACTGAACCAATTTAATAGTTCTTCATAGTCTGTTGAATCAAAATCTACTATTTTAACGCCACCTTCTCTAAAGCATTAACCATAGTTTGATATTGATCAGGGTTCTCTTCTTTAAGTATTGCAGCCAATGCTTCGAGTAAACCAGCAAATGCACCAAGAAATATATCCATGTCTTCTGGTGACATATATGGAACTTCATCAGGTGTTTGATGTTTAAAACATTTTAAAAAGAAATTTGCACCCTTGCCTATTATCTCTTCCATAAGATTCTAAATAACAACACTTATAAATACTTTATAGGTAGCTGGCTCGCAACACCAGTCCACTGCGTTTGCAGTATGCTAAAGCTCACACCACTACCAATCTTTATATAGGCATTGTTCTTTTAAAGTTTAATGTCTGAAGAAATAGCAAACGATGAAATTGTGTTACCTAAAACATCCTCAAGTAAGGATTGTAAATGTGTATGCACATCTGAAGCAAGATGTGTAGAATGTTATGATAAAGAATGCAATTGTGCGTAAACGTTACACTTTTTTAACATTTTTTTAACAAAGTTTATATACACTGACTATTGAGATAATGCATGGGATTTAAGGATAATTTAACTAATGCATTTAAAAGCCTTAGAGGAGTTAATAAATCCTATACAGAGTCTACAGTAAGACCATCTATTGCTCAACCTTATATGAGCACTGATACTGGTGCCAAACTCCCGATATTTCCATTCCCATTAATTATGATTTATGAGTTAGCAGATAATATTGACTCTTTAAGAATTCCAATTGAAACCTTGAATCGTGAGATTTTCAAGAATGGATTTGAGATTACAGAGAAATTCAAGTATAAATGCACAGTTTGTGCTAAAGAGTTCCAATACAAGCCTTTAGCAGAGAATGTAGCAGATGACCAACCTCACGAAACCAATGAAAGTTTGCATCCGGCAATCGGTTCAGACAGAACCAACAAAGCATTGCCAACGGCACAGCCTTTACAATGTGATAATTGTGGTTCTAATGATTTAGTTAGACCAGACCCTGAGCATAGAAAAATTTTAGAAGATATGTTGAATACTTCGGTTAATGGAAACGAACAAACCCTCGAGGACATCGCTAGACAGCTTGAACGAGATTTAGAAATAGCCGACAACGCATACCTGCTTGTTTTGAAAAATTATTTTATTAATGATGCAACTGGTGAAATTGACCCAAAGAAGACTGAGATTAAAGAACTGCTTCGCATTGACCCACCACAAGTTGCTATGATTGCTGACAGTGATGGTAGAATTGGTTATGATGATAAACATAATGCTGTTTACGTGTGCCCACGTTTCGAACACCGTGATAAACGTCTAACGACTAATAGATGTGACCGTTGTGACAGTATAGCATTAAAGGCAGTTGCAGAAGTTAACTCTGTTTATTCCGTAGGTATACCACAACCAAAGAGAGTTATCTATGGACAAGGTGAAATTATTTGGAAAGCAGGTAAATACAAGCCCGGATTAATTTATGGTTTCTCTCCAATTTATTCTATTTGGTCTAAAGTTATGGCTCTATCACACATGGATGAGTATATTAGAAAATACTTTGATAAGATGAGACCACCAAGAGGTATGTTAGTTATTGCTTCTCGTAACTATGAAACATTTAGAAAATCATGGGATGCATTAGAACAGAAAGCAACTGAAGATCCTTACATGATTCACCCATTACTTGTAGAAAGTGATAAAGGTGGAAAGAATATGGCACAGTGGTTAGACTTTACAGGTTCATTAAAAGAATTAGAATTCACAGCAATTAGAAAAGAACTAAGAATGATCATTGGTGCAGTGTATGGTGTGTTACCTTTGTACTTTGGTGAACTTCCTACTGGTTGGTCACAAGAAGGTCTGCAAGTAACTATCACTAACAGAGCAGTAAAATGGGCTCAAGATGTATTACAACAATCATTCTTTAAAAAATTAGCATTATTACAAGGTGTTGACGATTGGGATTTGAAATTAAAGACAGGTGAAGAAACAGATAAACTAAGAGATCTACAAATTCAAGGTGTAGAGATTGAAAACATGACTGCATTACAAAACTTAGGATTTGAAATTACAAGAACACACACAGGTGAATTCAAAGTAAGTAAAGATCCAGTTATATCAATTACAGATATGATGGAAGCAGAAGGTCAAACAACAAAGAAACCGGGTGGACGTGGTAGAGGAACTGCTGCACCACAAGAAGAACAACAAAGATTTGAAGGTGAACCAAAACACCAAAGACCATCAAGAGCAGGTGGTATGATGCAAGGATCACCTGAGAAGAAACCAGCAGCATCTGTTAGAGGTGGTGGAAAGGTAAGAAAGAATGATTTAGATTTAACAACTAATTTCAAAGATGGTATCACACCAGATAACTTTGAACTAGTGAAAAACACTTTACAAGATTCACTTGATTATGGTTGGACAAAAACCAAAACAGTAGAACAACTTCGAAAGGTAGCACGTATGACAGTACGTCAAGCAAGAGAATGTGTAAAGAATGAACTAGGAGAACAAAGAAGATGGGAAGATGAAGAAAGAACCAAACAATTGAAAAATAAAACAGATGAAACAGAAGGGAGGTGGAACGATGGTATTCAAGAAGAAGAAGAAGAATAAAGATTTAGCTGAAGAGATTGAGAAGGCAGTTGTTAAACCTATTAACAAACCTGATAACTATAAACTAGTCGCAGATTCTTTGAAAGAATTAGAAGAACTAGTACCAGAGAAATGTGTTGATCATTATAGTTGTAGTAACGGATTTGTTATTTTGCAAAACGCAATTAAACAAATAAAGTTGGCAGGTCAATAATGGCAACTAAGCTAGATAATAATTCACAATCAAACGACCTAACAAAGAAACTTTGGGATAAACATCAATCAGATGAATATACCCATGTAGATAACTATAAAGAAGCTATCTGCATAAACTGTTTCAAGAGAGATGTGTCAATAGCAACCGTATGTGATATATGTGGAGAATGTGCAGGTAAAAGAGGTAGAGAACCACTTTTAGCTAAACTCACAGATAAAATATATGGTCTATGTTATTTTTGTGGAAAGTATCAATTTAACATTGAACAAATCAATGCTAGATTCTGTAGAACTTGTCATGGAAGAATAGCAAAAGTAATGAAAGAGTATAATAAGAAAGGTGGTATGTTTGGTGCAGATCCATTTTGGATAAAGATGAGAAAGAGACATGGTAAAGATTGGATGCATATAATGGGTAAAGAGTTAGGTAATAAACGTTAGAGACCCTTTCTTTTTTCTAATTTCCATTTTTCATATTCTTTAAGATCAGGTGGAGTTAATAATAACTCTAAGAGTTTTTGTATACTTTCTAATCTATCAACCACATCGTCTAACTTTTGATTTGTTAAACCTAATGACTTTAATGAAAGAAAATCGAGATTAACCATCTAATAGCACCAAATTTACTCTATCAGATGTTATATCGTATAGTCTATATGTCCAATCTAGTTTAACTGGTTTCTTTGGTTTGTCTCCATGAAACCTACCAACTCTCATAACCATCATGGGTTTTCTAAAACGTCTTGTGCAAAATTCTATTTGGTCGTTCTTTGGATTATATCTAGACTCTTTATACTTTACAAGTTTTTCATCACCTTCTTCATATTTACTTATATCATTATTTCTAAAATGGACTATAGTTCTATTTAGTTGTGGTCTTTCTTTTTCCAAGTTTGTATTTGTTACAATCCAAAGATGTTCTCCTTTAATATAACAATCGGTTATGTCAGCTTCAAATAAAATTGAATCTGATTTTTTATCATATAGTTTTCTATATGTACTGAAAGAATCATATACATGGAATGTAGTTGCCATATTACGATGTGGAAAAACTTATTAATAAACGATTCCTTTTTTTCTCATGACTGACAAGAAGAATTGTTCTTCATGTGGTAAAAATATGTATGGTTACACAGACGATGTTCATGAATTATGGATTTGTTATGTGTGTGGTCACTACTCTGGTCATTCTAACGCAGATATGTTATTCTTTGACCTCGTGAATTCAGACCCAGAGATTATTTTAGAATTAGTAAGTAAGAATTTTCTAAGAAAGATGGAATAATTATATACTAGAAATATATGATTATTATATGAACGTAGCAAGATCAGCAGCCCGGATAACTGGAAACTTTGGAGTATCATTTTTCTCTCCATTAGTGGGTGGTAATGTAGCCGAATCCATATATGATGTAGGAGTTACATTTGAGATGTCTCTCTTAATTGCATTAATTTCAGCAGCCTTTGTAACAGGTCTTGCTATATCTAAAGAAGCATCCGAATGGGGTAAACAGGTTGACAAAAAAAGAAAATAAACGTTCTTGTGAATGGATAAAAGAGTTCCATGATAAGTTTTGCTTCCTATGCCTAGTTTTTAAATAAAGTTTATATAACCGTATTCTGTTGAGCTGACATGGTCGATCCAGTATTAATCACTGTTGTAGCAGCAGTCGTTGGTGCAGGCTTGAACACTTTGAGAGGCTACTTGAACTCTGAGGAAAAAGCATACTCAGCAAGAAAGCTCGCAGGTGCTCTAATCATCTCGACATTCGCTGCAATTGCAGTCTCACAGACTATTGCAGTAGAAGGAGTTGGTTTGGTTGGTCTAGGCTTAATAGGTCTAACTACCGGTTTCGCAGCAGACTTCGCTGTTTCAAAAGCAAAGAAAGAGTAAGAGTAGGCAATATTTTGGGTAAATTACCCACCCTACATTCCTTTTTTTATCAAACTTTATATACTTAATGAATGAATTGTTAGTAGTATGGATCCTTTGATTTTTAATCAAACTATAACTAAAAGTCTCGAAGCAATTAATTCTGATGAGAGATTCTTTGAAGGAATACTCACAGTACAAATGAGAGACAAACAAAATGAGATTACAGTCACAGATGAGTTAATGAAAGTCCTACCTGTATGGATGGATAGAGGTGCACCTATTACAGACACACATAGTAATAGAGTAGTTGGAAAAGGTATTAATTTTGCAAGATTAGAGATTAAAGATGAAGCAGGTGTTGAAATACCAGCTATAAAAATTACAGGTAAAATACATAAGAATTATGAGTTAGATGATGAGATTTGGAAGAAAATAACAACTGGTGAGTATAAAGGCTTGTCATTTGGAGGTGCAACTAAAGCAGAAAGAGAACCAATCACTATGAAAGATGGTTCAGTAGCATATGCA